TACAAGTATTACACATATCAAGACCCCTGTCCAATTGTGCTCGACATTTCCCATAATTAAAACAGATAGTTTTGTAGCCCACCTATCTCTAAAACAGATAGCAAAAGCCACAAGGCGAACCAAAAGCATAAAGCAAACCTAACAAGGCTTGTAAAGGCGGCCTAACGTTCGGTGTTAAGGTCACCTAACAACATTTGTAAGTCAAGCCTGATCAAAAGTGTTAAGCATACCTAACATTATATGTTAAGCACCCCTACCCCATGTGCCCCCCACCCCCTATTCCCGCTTATATGTATAGATATGGAGGGACGATGCGGGGTGTCAGTTGAGTTTGCAACGTTTTTGGATGGTTTTGTCCCTTGGGCTTATCTGTCGTTCTTGTAGCCTCCTGTGATATCCCTCTTGACGGGGGATATCACCATATTCATATCATATGGCAAAAGTGTCCCACTTGGGGCAATATTTCTTATTCTTTTTTTGCTACAACTTCAAGTTCGGTGAACTGGTTTTTGGGACACAGTAGCGTTTTATATTGGAGGTTGCTATGGCTAAGAATGGCGGCGGTAAACAATGGAAGGCTGACCCTGAAACAGGGGAAAAGATCATGCCTAAGAAATGGAAAGATCTTTTAGATTGGCTTTTACAGGGTCCCGATAGGGATCCTAAGTTGCAGTATGAGTGGGCCGCCGAGAATGATATCAACGAGAATTCGATTCGTCGTATTAAGCGTGATCCTAGGTTTGCTAAGGAGTGGGATCGTCGTGCTGCGGAGTTGAATATTCATCCTGAGCGTACTCAGTCTGTGATTGATGCTTTGCATGCGCAGGCTGTGGGTGGGAGTGTTCAGGCTGCGTCTTTGTATTTGCAGTATATTGAGAAGTTCACTCCGAAGCGTAAGGTTTTGGTTGATGATGATCGGGATGTGGCTGCTTTGTCTGATTCGGAGTTGGCTGATGAGTTGGAGGCTCAGATTCATCATTTGAGGGTGGTTCCTGATAGTGAGTAGTCGTTTGGACGCAGCGTTGCGTAAGTTGGTTGAGGCGGGGGTACCGTTGGAGGATTTGAATCCTGAGGTGTTGTCTGGGGATTTTGGGGATCCTCGTTTTAGTCGTCGTCCTATGGAACCTGCGCCTGTTCCTGAAGAACCTTATATGGGTAATTTAGGTAGGGCTATTGGGGCTATCCGCGATTTTACGTTTCCTTCTGGACCTCAGGTTCCTTTGGCTGGTATTAGGGGTGTAACTCCTACTGTGGGTGCGGGCGATTTGCCTAATGTTGCTAAGGATATGGCTTTGCCGTTGTTGGCTAGTGATTTGGGTGTTGCTGGTGCTATGGCAAATGTTCCGATTCCTTTTCCGGGTATGGGTAAGAAACCTGTTCAGGCTGGTGCTAAAAAGTTTGTTCCTAGAAAAAAACCTTATAAGAGTAAAACTGATCCTATTGCAGAGGCTACTTCTAGGATTAGTGACGATTACCAGTTTTTAGATTCTACTAGTAAAGGTAAGGTTGCTCGTGCGGGTTTATCTAAGGGACATTATCAGCAGTTGTTGGATGATGGCTACGATTTTGATCGCATTATGAAAGAGCATCCTCGTTTAAGTCCTGAAGAGTGGGTTGATATTGAGGATGTTGCTGGTCGTCCTGAAACTTTTAAAACTTCTCCTACACCTAAAACTGCAAGAACAGATTTGACAGAAGAAGGATTCGACAATTTTTATTACAACGATTACAGAGCAAAGTTCGCTACTGGAGATTTAGATAATCTTGGACCAATGGAAAAAGTGGTAAAAGATTTTTCTGAAAGAGATCCTGAGTTGTGGAAAAGTTTTGTTAGAGATGTTGCAGAGTTGGATCCTGATGATCCGTTTGTAATTACAGATTTTGTTGAAAATTATATGAATACAGTTAAGGAAGGTGCAGGAGGATTGACTGATATTTCAGTTCTTCCTTCACATAATTTTATAGATACTTATCGACGGACAGCCGCAGAGTTACCTGAGTTGTTTAGGGTAGATCCAGAAACTTTACACATAATGTATAGTCCTGATCCTAATTGGGTTCGATCTATTGACGCTGGTTTGCCTGCACAAAAAGGCTACTTTCGACCTCCTACATCATGAAAGGTGTTGATTATGAAGATGAAACGACTTTTGGAGAACGCCCTGAATTCATATATGATGGTGCCTTTTCATCTGAAGAATACGATGTTTTCTCGGACGAAGAAGAACTCTTATGCGGGTTGGAAAACCCTGAGACTTGTGAATCATGCGAATGAGACCGCCTTCAGGCACGGATTGGATAATCTTGACGTTAATGGGGATAGTTGGCGCTTCTACAGTGTATCTGGTGGGGGTGTTATCCCGGACCGTACAATCGTGGTTCCAGTAAATGAAAGTTTGGATTGATCAAGACCTCTGCACAGGAGATGGTTTATGTGAAGAAATATGTCCTTCCATTTTTTATGGACATCAGGATGGGCTTTTTTATGTTAAAGAAGCAGGTTCCGAAACACCTAAAACACCTACGCATGAGATGACTGATGCTGTTCAAGTCCCCGACGATTTAATAGAGCCTGTTATTGAGGCTGCTGAAGAATGCCCCGGAGAGTGCATTTTTGTGGAGGTAGATTGAACAAGACACTTAAATTGATTACAGCCATAACAGGGCTGTTAGTTGCTATTGGTACATTAGTTGGTGCCATTACTGTGACTTTAGGAAAAGATGACAAGGATGGCGGAAGTTACTCGTACACTACGATAATCTTGGATTCACCAGAGAAGTATGAACAGTTTCTAATGAACCACCCCGGATAATGCCAACTTTAACAGAATTACAAAAAGAAGCCGAATGGCGACGCTGTATAGCAGATGAGAAACATTTCTTAGAAAACTATTGGCATATAGCGCACCCTGCACATGGACGCATGCTGTTCAAGTTACGTGATGCACAATCACAAGCGTTAGATAATTGGACTAACCAAAGGTACAGTCTGACTCTCAAAGCACGACAAATAGGGTGGACCACTCTTGTAGCCGCCCACCAGTTTTGGTTAGCGTTCTTTCATCCAGATCAGAACATTATTGATCTGTCACGCACAGAGCGTGAATCGGTTTTATTGTTGAGAAAATCCAAGTATGGTTTTCAACATTTACCGGAATGGATGTTAGAAAGGGGGCCTGTATCTCTTGTTGAACATCAGCAAAAAATGGGCTTTGACAATGGTAGTTTGGTTACATCGATGCCTTCAGCATCCGATCCTGCTAGAGGTGAGTCGGCTACGCTGGTTGTGGTTGACGAATGGGCGTTCCTTCCGAATCCTGAGGAAGCGTGGGCTTCTATAGAACCTGTCGCTGATGTTGGTGGTAGAATTATAGGTTTGTCTACTGCTAACGGTTCAGGTAATTTTTTTCACGAACTGTGGGTTGGTTCTGAAACTGGTAACAATAAGTTTGAACCAATGTTTTTTCCTTGGTCTGCTACGGAAGACAGGGATCAGTCATGGTATGAATCTAAGCAGGAATCTATGTTGCCTTGGCAGTTGGCTCAGGAATATCCTACTACTCCTGAAGAGGCTTTTATTAAGTCTGGTAACCCTGTGTTTGATTTGCATGCTTTAGAAGAGATGAATAACCATATTGAGGAGGGGCAGATGGGTTATTTAGACGAGCCGTATAAGAGAGTTCCGAGGTTTAGGAAAGATGCTTACAGTTTGGCGTGAGCCTCAAGGACATGTTCCTTATTGTATTGGTGTTGATACTGCGGAGGGTTTAGTTCATGGCGACTATTCTTGCGCTCAAGTTTTGGAGGTGCGTACTGGTGAGCAGGTTGCTGTGTGGCATGGGCATATTCCACCTGACGATTTCGCTAACGATATTTATTTGTTGTCTTTATGGTATAACGATGCTTTAACTTGTGTTGAGTCTAACAATCATGGTTTGACTACGATCACGCAGTTGCGTCATTTAGGCGCTCCTAATCTTTTCCGTAAAAGAAGTTTGAATCAGGTGACTTCTAAGGTTTCTCAAGAGTTTGGTTGGAAAACTACTAGGACTACTAAACCTTTGTTGATTGATGATCTTGGTATGGCTTTGCGTAATGAGGAACTTATTTTGCATGACAGGTTTACTATCGCAGAGTTACGCACTTATGTGCGTAATGATCGTGGGAGTATGTCTGGTAGCCCGCATGATGACCGTGTTATGGCTTTGGCGTTGGCTAATGAGATGCGCCAATATGCGTTTATGCCAGAATTTACTACGAAACAGGACGATTATTGGACAATAGATTGGTTTAGGAGACTAATCCCTAATCAAAAAGAAGAAGGACCGATGAGAATTGGTCAAAATACGGTACGTGGGACACGTTAGGCGTATTGTATAGAGACTTATAAGAACCTAGGAGGTTCAAATGGCAAGATTCGTTTCGCACACTAGTGCATCCGAAACAGTAGATGGCCCTACGGGTCAAAATAATAGAATGGAACGTGGTAGTTCCGCAGTTGCTAATCCTTTATGGGATGCTGCGATACCTAATGCTCCTACTCAACGTTTTGATAGCCCTAAGTATGCTAATCAGACAGGTGGATACGGCGAGAACGCTGTTCGTGAAACACCATTCAATCAGCATGGACCTACTGGTAATGTAGAGCCTTCGCAACCGCAACCAAATTTGGCTGGTCATACATACACCCCTCACACAAAACGCCCATAGTTAACTGTGGCGGTTTTATCCCCCGACGCTTCTTTTCAAGAGTTCGCTGAATATGTTGAGGTTCATAAAGGACCGAAGACTGACATAGAACTTGAAGAGTTATGGGAGTGGCGGCAAAAGTTGTTAGGTTTGAGGGTTATTACGGGATCGGTTGCACGTTCCCGCTTACCTGCGGATGAACAGCATTTAACTTTACGTGAACGTGAAAATAAACTTGTTGCTGAAGCAAAAGCACAAGGTAGAAACATAGAGAAGGTCTGATGGCGCGCAAATCCCGTGCGGAACAATTTAATATTATTTCCCAAAAACTGAGAGATTCTGCTCGTTGGCGGGAAGACATGGGTTATGACAATCTGTGGATACGCATGGTGGATTTGTACCGTGGCAAACATTGGCCTAACACTACGATCAATAACAATGATTTAGTTGCAGTTAATCTTGCCTTTAGCACTGTTAATGTTATTGCACCTAGTGTTTCTGTTAACTACCCTAAAATAGTTGTTTCCCCTAATGAACCTGAAGATCAGGACAGGGCAGCGTTTGTTGAAGCGATAACTAATTATGCGTGGAGGCATCACGATTTTCGTAAACCTTTCCAAAGGTCTGTTAGAGATTTTCTAATTTTTGGTCACGGATGGTTGAAGGTTGGTTGGAAGTTTGTTGAGCAGGAAAGAATGCTCAGTGACGAAGAACGTGGCATCATGTTCGATGAGGCTGTTGCTGAAGCAAACATTTTAGCAACAGAAGATCCTACGTTGGCAACAGAGTTGCCTAACGATCAACAGATCGCTGCTGGTATTCCTGATAGTTCAATGGAGGTTGTAGAAGATCAACCGTTTATTGAAAGGATTTCTCCTTTCGACATGTATATCGACCCTGAGGCTACATGCTTAGATGATGCTCAGTGGATTTGTCAAAAAGTTATTCGTCCTGTTGAAGAAGCGAAAAAAGATAAACGTTACAAGGCTAGTGTTCGTAAAAGGTTAACTGCTGATTCTAGGGTTTCACCTACTCTTTCTTACACTGATAGGACTGTTCAGGAAGAGTATCTAACCGAGGTGGATCGAGTAGCGATCTACGAGTTTTATGACATTGAAGAAAACACTATGGCTGTGTTCACTTTAGAAAGCGACGAGTTTCTTGTTGACCCTATGCCTATGCCTTATGCTTATGGTCAACCTTTTGTAATGTTACGGAATTATGACGTTCCTGACTATTTTTACCCAATGGGTGATCTTGAATCAATAGAATCTTTGCAATTAGAATTAGATATGACTCGTACACAATTAGTGAATGCTCGTAAACGTTACGCTAGAAAATATTTATATCATGAGCGTTCGTTTGGTCCTGAAGGTCGTGAAGCATTAGAATCTGACGAAGATGGTCGTCTTGTTCCTGTTGTAGATGAAAACAAACCTTTGAGTGAGGTTGTTATACCA